ATATCTTTAATTACAAATCTCTTTGACATACATGGTCCCCTCAAACCTAAAACCAACATAAGGGTGCATCAGATATTGGCTATCGATCTCTCTCAAAGAGTAACCTCTGTATATGTTCTCGGCCTTCTCTGATATAGAGTCAACAGTAATGCTTCCAGAGGTAAGCCTTAGAACTCGGGTCAATACTCTTAATATGTCCGCTTTCACATTCTCCGTATTTCTATCAGAGGCTCCCAACGATTCAATATTCAACCAAAAAATAAGAGAGTAACCAGAAGTAAGCCGGTTGTATTGGTTTTGCTGAAAGTCAACCGTATCCGGATCATTAAGTAAGAAGAACGAGAAATTCCCAAGGTTCTGGTTTGGTTCTAAAGATTGATACTCATCTCTACGGATATACGCCGCAGGGTACCTGAGATCACGATCTCCCTCAGTGCGAATTAAGTCCTGGGCTCTACCAAAAGCGTAGTCAAGCCAAGATAGCTCTGACTCTAAGATGTCCTGGACCTCAGATATAACCCTGTCAAATAGCACCGGGTTAGCTGGTTTCGGGGTTGTTGGTATATTGTTCATCATATCCTTGCTATTATTTCTTGTACTGCTGGTAAAATATAAGACTCAACCACATCCTGCATGTTATCGTCGCTCAACTGCATTATCTCTTCACCGTAAGACCTTACCAGATCATCCGTTTTATTGTCTGTAGATGATATTGCAAAACCGTCAGGATAAAACTCAATATAAAACCCCCGGTGAAAATCCCCGCGATCTCTCAAAGTAACTCTGTCTACCGGCTGTCCTTTCCGTATCTTGTCAGCAACGGTTCTCGGGGCATAAGGAGCAAAGCTATTTATAGATACTCCGTCACCTCTTTTCCCTTGTTCGTATAGCTGCTCCTCACTTACACGCTCTACTACCCAAGCCTCATTCTCTCGCAACTCACGCTCAAATGCTTCCCTTACTAACTGCTCGGGATTACCCAGTTCACTCGCTATGTCAAGTAATTCTTTCAAACTGTTCTATACTTAATGCCTTTGTTGCCACAGGGGAAACAAACCTTACTCATCTTAGTTGTATCAAGGTGCAGGGCATCGTAGGCTTTCTCTAGCTTGTAGGATACACTCTCTTTACGGTTGCCCCGAGTGTCACCATGCAGTGCATACAGAACCGCCTCCATGGTCATGTTCATACCTGTTCGGTGGACCTTCGCGCTCGGATTATAGGCAAACTCGTGTAATATGTTAGAGGCTACTTGTAAAGCTACCACCTCGTCGAATACCTCCTTTTGCTCAAGAAATATATCGGTAGCATCGCATTTGACCGTTATCTGTAGGTTGATACCGTAATTAGTATCATACGTGTACACGTTGTCTCTGATGTCCCATAGTTCGGGTGGAGTTCCTACCGATGGAGTTCTGAACGGGTGTACTTCCAGGTATTTACTCCACAGTCTCCACTCACCTAATTCTCTCGGGTCGCAGCTACCACATGGCTTCTTGCTCCAATCCCTGTTCTTGCGGATCGCTTTGGATGTTCCAGGCAGAGCAGTTTGATCGTAAACCAACGACCAGCTACCACCGGAGTCTATATCATCCCCCTCATAAGGAAGCAGTATATCTGTCTCAGGCGTAAACCACTCCATGCCTCCTTCACGGGTGCGGGTGAGCGTGATCGTCTGCACAGGACTCTTCCGTGATGAGTGCATCAAGTACAGAGTTACCTCACCTGCCTCGGTGAACTGCAGTCCAATCTTATCGATCTTCACAGTAACTCCCTTGAACCGGGCGGGGGTAAGCTCCACGCCTACGAGTTGACCTGTGCTGGTGATAGTATCCCCGATTGTTTTATTCTCGAGTAAACTCTTCGCTTGTTTGTCTGCAACCCTGTCGCGATATACTGTCCGAACAACATCCAAAATAGCAGCTTCAGTTTTCTCTTCCAGCCACAACGAAAAACCATCTATCGCCTCCCACTGGGTCGGACTAATACTGGGCTGGTTACCTATGTTCGCCTCTTTTGCTCTGTAGGCATCTGCCCCATCCATAACTATCTCACCCGTAGCGTAGCTGGTAGTATTAACCCAATCGTCGTATTCTATATCCTCGAACGAAGGGGCCATACTTTTAATGTTAGCCAGAGTCAAAAGGGGGTGTACGTCCTGGAAGTATTGCCCGAAATCGCTTTGGGTCAAACTGTCCGAAATGGTGAATTCGGAACTATTATAGTTCTGCCTCCACCCTCTTAGGTGGAGTAAGCCTTCTTTTATCTCACTTGTTCTATACATATCCCTTGTCTGTTATATGAGTCGCTGTGCATCTTTAACTCCTTGTCTGAAAAAAACTGTCGGAAGGACTTCCCGTTCGGGTAAGTCAGAAGGTATTCAGATTTTACACCTGAATCCGGAAGGTCTTTCAGACTCCCTGCGTGTGGTTGGTCCTGTAAGCCTGTCAAAACCTCATCAAGCCATTTAACAGTGATAGCCTCTGATAATTTCTTAGCTGTCCGGTAATCTGCCCTTTTCCACTCTGTCCAGTCAGTGTGGTCTACGTATTGTGTGTGGTACCCAATCCCTATACCTGGTAAATCATACAACTTGATCTCTTTACCGAAACTAAAACTAGGTTTTACACCATTCTCATTAAAATCTACCTTCCACACCAATAGCTTATCTTTTTCCAGGTTCTTCGCTATTATATCCAGAGCGTCATCCCTTGTAAATTTGTCATCGTCATCCAGTATGACGATATACCCGTCAACAGCCCTTTGCATCACATCGAGGTATTTATTTGCCGGGAAAGGTTTACCATAGTTCGGGTCATCGATCCTGTCAATGGGCTCTTTATGTCTCTCGAAACGCATCATCCGAGCCTTGTGTTGCCTTGATCCAACAACGGCTTTATCAGAGTCGCAGGAGATGACTACGTTCTTATTTGGGTACTTCTGAGCCTCTACAGACCGCATACATACTTTCAGGTAATTTGGCCTGGATGACCGGATCAATACATTTATACAGGGGTCCTTATCTATGTAGATAGAGGTTACTTTTTGTTTAAGCTCCTCGTAGTCCGGGACATGAAGTGTTCTGACTCCGTTGATGTTCGGGTACCACCTCCAAAAAGAATTATATTCGATCTCCCGTGTGCAGGTCTGCCCCGGTTTACTGTAAATTATGTTCGTGCCGGAAAACAGAGAAGCAAGTATCGAATACCCGCCGTTCATTGTGATGTAGTGCTCGCAATTGGAAAATACTTTGAGTATTGTTTCATTCCAGCTACCTTCCCCAACCATCTCGCGGAATACCTTAATCCCATGCTTTTTAGCAAGGTCTGCGTCTCCTATAGGCTCTGGGTCAACATTATCTTGTAACTCTTTAGGCAGGTCAATGGAAAAATATATAATCTCATACTTGTCCTTCAAATTCGTAAACAGCCACTCAAGAATCTCGAGATCGAAATAGTTTATGGCCTCCACACCCCACTCAACGTTTTTGCGATTACCGATAACAAGGGTGGGCTTATCCCATTTATATTCCTTATTAGCGTACACCTCTTTGTACGGCGGGAATTTCTTATCTGGTTGTTCGTAGTTATGGATATACGTGTACGGTAATCCTGCTCTGCGGGCCTTATTTATGTTATGCCATCCCCTGACATTTTTATCAATCTTATGCTTTGGGGAGAAATAATAGAGGGGTTCAGTATCGTATCCACTGATTGTTTCTGCGAGTTTTCCTTCAAGAAAAAGCTCATAAGCGTAGGGTATAGCACTTAGCAATTCGTACCCAAACTCAAGATTATAGGAGTTAACTGTCTTTTTCATAGGGTAAAGGTAAGAAAAAAAGCGGTACAAAACTGTACCGCTTTAAAACTAAACCCCAAAAAACTACATGAAAACAGTTATTAAGATACCTCCTGAGTCCGTACTGGATCAGAGTTAGTGTTAACGATGTTAACTTTAACAGCATCAGTGACAGTTTCATCGTTCACAGTGATCTGCATGATTGGGTGTGCAATCGTTGTAGGATCGCTGTTATATCCTGTGAGGAAACACACATCTACTGCAAAACCGAAGTGCTCTTTCCTTACCCGGTCCATGTCTGCGGAAGCAGCGCCAGCGATAGCGCTGAAATCACCCTTACTCTCGTAGAAGTAAGTACCAACAGGCATGTTAAGCATTGGAAGCGTATCGATACCCCAAGCTGTGCCGTCGGCCATCCTGGTGTTCATCAGCGCTTCACGCTCGAAACGGGTTAATAGTCCAACAGAAGAACCGTTGACAGCATACAGGTTACCATACTCACCAGTATCATTGGTGATTCGGTTAGTGAAGTGCAACAGCTTGTCTGAGTATTCCAAAGTCTTGTTGACTTCGTTATACAGACTCTTCTCTGCCATTTTCCGGATCATACTCTCAATACCACCATTTCCAACAACGTGGATTTGGTTAAAATGATCGTTCGCAGCCATAAGGACGTTGATGTCACCTATGATGTTTTCACGATCTTTCCAAGGGGCGATAACAGCGTTACCGACGTTGGTGTATTGGAGTAAATCGTTGAAAACTTGTGTTTTCGCTGAAGCCAGGGCAGCTACCGCAGCAGAGTCCATAGTTGCAGCAAATTTGTACAAGTATTTCATGAATTTGGTGTCAAAGTCCCTTTGCATCTCGATTTCGTTGTTGTGAAACAGAGCAGGAACTTGAGTGAATCCCCACGTGTATGTGGCGAAAGTGAGTTCGTACATATCTGATGTGTTCTCATCATCGCTGATGGTCACAGACCTTGAACTTCCGATGGTTACACCACTGTCGTAGTCTATAACCGGAGTTTCGAGTGTACTTCCAATAGATTCTCGAGCTTTGTCAACCAAAGCTGGCGTAAGGATACCTGCGGGATCATCAGATTGCTTCATAAACAAATCTAAACCGCCATACCTGCTGGGTCGAAGCTCGTTCTTATCTACGTTACTGGTTTCACGTAGATTCTGAATGCGAGTGTTAAGTAATGACATTGTATTTCATATTAAAGATTAAACAATCCGCGTTACCCTTGCGCGTTATTTCTTTGCTAAATTAAGACTTTTTTCCCACGGAACAAAATAATATTACCTCATGGGTAACTTAGATACATCATTATCTTTTCTAATCTTGGTCCGTTCAGTGGTGAATTTCTCCGTCCCACGAGCCAGACCTATCGACATTAAGTAGTCCTCGATAAGGATATCTGCCTCCACCTGGGTTTTGGCGCCACTTAAATCTGCGAACGCGCCAGGTGCTCCTTTCCTATCTTTATCGTCCTTCGTGCCGGCCCCTGTCTTTCTCTTACCTGAGACAAGAACATCTTTCAATCTCAAAGACAATAATTCTTCGGTTGTGATAGGGTTCTGTAGATTATTCGGGTTTAATACGATCTTTCCATCTTCGTCTCTATAGATCAAAGTCTTCTTACCGTCTTTCTCTTCCCAATCCCTGCTGTACTCGTTTGCAATTGCGTTTTTAGCATCCTGCAGTAATACTCCCTGCACCGATTCTGGTATGGTGGACTGAAACTCAAGGCCAGCCGCGGCCTTCTCGAAATGTACATCAAACAACGTGGCTTGTATACGCTCCTCGAACTCCTGCTCTTTACTTTTCCAGCCTTGCTGGTCAGTCTCGTATTGCGTCTGAAGATTAGAGAGTTTAGTCTCTGCATCCTCCAATTTCTGCTTCAACGTAGCGTCCTGCGAGCCATTTTTGATCTGCTTCTCAAGATCACCGATAGCCCTCTCTTGCGCGGTTATCTTCTCTTGGAGGCTACTAGATGATTCTGCTTTGCCTTTGAGGTCCCCCAAGACTCTTTTGACATAATCGTAACTCTTCTCTCCCTCTTTTTTATTAACTCCAGTAACCTCGTACACATCGTTATCGTAGGCTCCGTGCATTTCACCCACTTTTGCATTGATGACCTCCTGTTCATCATTGGCCGATAGTGTTTGGATTGCTGTAACTTGTTCATCTGAAAG